AGTCAGCGTCTTATTGGTAAGGGTTTCCGTACCATCCAACGTAGCCAACGTACCAGTCGTCGGCAGCGTGACGTTCGTAGTTCCAGTCGTGGTCAGAGTAAGCGCGTAAGCGCCAGAAGTCGTAAAGGCCCCCGCAGTCGTGACCGCACCGCCAAAGTTCAGCGTATAGTCGTTAAAGCTCAGCGAGTTGAAGTTCGTTGTGCACTGTTCGACGTTGGTCCCGTCGCAGAACACAAACATGGTCTGCCCATCAGGGATTGCTACGCCCGTGCCAGCCGCTGTCTTTACGGTAACCTGTTGTCCTGAGTCGTTCTTACAAACGTAGAGCTTGGAAGCGGAAGGGCAGACTACGGTAGCCGCGCCAGTTAGAGCCGCCCCCGTGTCCGTGAACTCAAGCATCGCGCATCGAGATTCAGACGTCGTACCGTCTGCGGTCGTCAATACATGCGAGTTCGTCGTCCACGAGTTAATCACTGCGCGACCAGCAACTGCCTCTTCGACCATCGAGGTGATATTGTCGTTTACTACGTCACCCCACGTACCACTCAACTCCCCTTGGACAGGAAGGGCGAGTTTAAGTATCGAAGTATACTGTGTCGTCATTTTTTAATCCTCACGCGGCTATATCTTGCCAATTCGGGTCCTGTCCTGTTGAAACATTACCCCAAGTTGGTGATTGTGCGCTAGTAATATTTTGCCAATCTGGGTTTTGGTTGTCATCTACCTCCCCCCAAACAAGGACTGTTCCTACCGCGCCTGTTGCATCTACACCCGTAACTATGACGTCTGCATCGGCCTTGGCGACTACGGAATTGAGCCTTGATTGCCCCATAACGCCCGTCGCGTATACGGTCATACCAACCGCGACAAAGACGTTGCCCGTAGAACCAGTGGCAGACAGACCTGCCGTCGGGACGATTGCGTCACCGAAGATAGATACGGTTCCAGTTCTACCTGTAGCGCTTACCCCTATCGGGTAGATGTTGGCCTCGGCAACAATGCTGACCGAGCCTACGCTGCCAGTGGCGGATAGCCCTGACGGATATACGTTTGCAGCCGCGTCAACGGTAACACTACCTAGTGCTATCGTCCCCGCTACGCCCGTTACCGACACATTCGCATCGGCAGTTACAGTGACTGTGCCCAGCACGCTGGTCGCTTCAAGACCAGACGGCTCAACTACAGCCCCCGCGCTTACGTCTACAGTACCTACAGCGCCTGTGGCTTCAACGCCAGTCGGGAAGACATTTGCTTCCGCGACAACCGCTACAGTTCCTGTTTCCCCAGTAGCTTCAACGCCAGTTGGGAAGACATTTGCTTCTGCGACAACACTTACCGAACCAACACTGCCAGTGGCCTCAAGGCCAGATGGCTGCACAGTAGCCGCGCCGCTAACAGAAACAGTACCAACTGCCCCTGTTGTGGATACACCCGTGGGAAATACGGTGCACCCCAGCGATACATCGACGGTGCCAGTAGCACCCGTAGCCTGTACGCCATCAACTTCGACAATGATAAGGTCCGTACCCCAAGAGCCTTGGCCCCAAGCGGTAGCACCCCACCCTATGTATGTAGTTGATGACGCCATCTACCCACCCTATGCGATCCTGATAATGGCGTTCGACGCATCCGCAGTCGGGAACTGGATCGTAAAATCGCCCGCTGTAGAAGTCTTGTCGGAACCAAAATCAAGAACCGCTACTGCTGGATTCGTTGCACCGTCAGCGTGATAAATCAACGCCCCACGAGCCGTAATCGTTGCCGTAGCCCAAGTCGTGTCGGCGAAATCTAGGTACGCAGTGGTACCAGAAGACGTCGGAGCCACAACGGTTAGCGTGTTACCACCCGCAGTATAGCCCGTACCGGACACTTCATTGGTTGCGCTATACGCGGTCGTTGCTGCGCCAAGCGTAGCAGACGAGGTGTACAGAGCGATCTTAAAAACCTGCGACGTATCCGAGCTAAAGTCCATCTCACCATCGAGAAGGGCTTTCTTGAATGACGTGCACATTGCCTGAGTAATTGCCATTTCTAGCCTCCTATTCTACTTCCATTCTGAACTGCCCAGAGCGGTAAGTATCTTCACGAAGTTTGCCGTCGCCAAGCATTTTCAGCAGTTTCAGCGATTGCACATACAAGCGCTCATACATCTGCACAACGTCAGGTTCGCCCTTCATGAAGCGGATTGCTTCAATAAGAGCGCCGTTAAGTAGTGCAGAGTCAAACTCATCGCCAAGCCAAGTCGTACCCGCCGTGACGATGGATTCAGGATAATACCCGTAGTGCAGTTCCATCTCGTAAGCTGCATCGGGGGTAGGCCCCAGAATGAACGAGTTATCATCAAAATACGCGTAGTGTTTCGGCAAACCTTGCGACGAAGCACTAGGATACGCTTCCCGAATAAAGTTTACGTCTTTATTCAGGAGGTAGTGGTAATCGCCGCTACCATCCACGACCGCTAGCGAGTACGTCCACAAGAAGTCAGTCGGCATCCCGAGATACTTAATACCCGACGTCAATGCGCCCGTAACGTTCTTACGCAGTGCAGGTATCTGAACAGTATTGTAGATTTTCTGCTCGGCCTGCTGAGTGAACATAGCGAGCTGATCGTCAGTGAACGTGTTTTCAGTGACGTCTTCAATGTTGGTTTTCAGCTCGGTATAGTTCATACGTTACGCCATCGGTCCACGGGCTTTAGTGCCCTTCGTTGCACATCCGGTGCCGCGTACTTTAACGCCGCCGCCCTTCGCCATCTTCATCTTCTGCATTTTGGCCTTAGCAGGTTTAGCCACTTTTTTGCGCATTTTGACACTCCTATGTAATGTTTACCGTAACTGTACCTACAAATCCAGTCCCTACAACGGACTTCATTGGTAGGATAAGAGCACGGCTCTGAGCATATTGATTGGAATCAGGGCGCGGGTCTCGCAACGCTTGCGGGTCGTGTACTGGAAACTCACCCAATTTTAGCTGTGGGTGGTCTGGACTCCAGCACTCTCGGCAGGCTTTGAGGTTGGTATCTCGCCCTTTTTCAATCAAATTCCGCAGTTCACGTAGTCTGTAAGTAAACCCGCAAACGTCACATACGCCTAACGCTTTCTGGCTCGATGCAAATTGAGTTGCCATGTTAAATCCTCATTGCACGAGGCACGAACCGCGCCGGAGTCTTCTCCCTGTCTTCGCCAGCAGCAAGCATGAATTGCTCTTCATACGCCTGCTTCAACATAGGGATACGTTCCGCCAACTGTGGGTCTTTCATGGCGATGTAATACGCCAGTCCAGCCACCAAGCAGGGGAGGAACCTGAAGTTCATGTCAGCGGTCTGTACACCGCTTCCTGCGTCCTCGATACGGCGCATCCGCCAGTAACGGAACACATAGTTATTCGAGTCAGGGACGGGCCACACGTTAATCTTAGGGGCGTCGCGTAGACGCTCGATCCAAACTTGTATTGGCCTGCCCTGTGATAACTTGTTTGGAATCGAAGCGTAAGTACTTACGCTAATACGAGTTATCGTAAGATCAGATTGTGTTGAAACGTTACCTTGACCTGTACGAATTACTTGTTCGAGCAAATCAATGGTATCGGCTGGTAACGTGTATTCAGACGTGCCAGCAACCAGATTGATCGACCCTTCGTCGATGGTCCATAGGTTGATGCCACGGTTCTGCCATTCGATAGTCAGAAGGTTCATGGAACGACGAGCAGTACGCAGGTCGTAACCCGAACGCATCTCACGGCCCGCACGCTCCCACGCTTCTTCAGCGATCTCCGTGAAGTCCATGTTGAATGCGGTGGTACCTGATGTCGTCATTTCTTAGTCTTCCGCTTTGCAGGAGAGACCCGCCGTGGTTTACCCGCAGGTTGCCCCAATCGTTTCTTCTCGGTGATTTTCTTGCTCTTCTCGGAAGAACTCATTTCACCGCTAGTCTTAGGGGTCTTGCTCGACACGCGTTTTGTAGGTCTACAGTACGGAGTCCCGCGCTTTTCCCCTTCTTTGCGACCGCAAGCCTTACCAGTACGCACGTCTTTCCAGTCCTCTTTGAACCAGCGTTTGAGTGCTGCACCTTTAGCTGTCTTGCGTACCGCCATTATTTAGTCCCTTTATTACCCCAGTTTTTCGCGCCGACCTTACGGCACTTCGCAATAGCCCCAGAAGCATAGGCGGACGGGAAAACCTTGTACCGCGATTTGACCTTGCTGTAGCAAGCGTCTTTCACCGCACCGCCTTTTTTGTAGCTTTTGCCGCTACAACAATCACAGCCGCAGGAGCTATTGCGATAGTAACTGCGCATTAGGAACCCTTCATCTTCACCATTTTGCACTGGCGAACTGCGCCACCGCGAGCCATGCCGCAGCCACGGACTTTGCCGCCGGACTTGTAGCCTGACTTAGCCATGCCGCCCTGCTTCATCATGCGACGTGGTGCACCTGCACCCGTACCCATGACGGCATCCGCCGCACGGCGACGGCGAGCGTTGCCTGCCATCATTTGACGAGGAGCGGCTTCTTCAGGCTCCATCATCGGCTTTTTCGGCGCGGGCATAGCACGCTTGCCGCCCATCATCATCCATACGGCCTTGCTGATATTTTTTCGTTTTCATGAATTCTTCTCCTACACTTTGGGGAACCCCGACCTTCTTAGCGAATGCCGGATTGTTTGCGACTGCCGCCATGAACTTGCGCTGTTTTTTGGACTTTGCAGGCATGACGTCACCATTTCACCTTATCCGCCCAGTAAGCCGCGCTCATTTTGCCCTTGGCGATGTTCTTGCCGTGGCGGGCCTTGAACGACTTACGTTTGGCTTTCATACGGGCAGATTCGCCCTGTTTCGGCTTACCAGCGGTGCTAGCACCCTGTTCGCCAAAGCGGATTACCTTCTCTTTGCCTCCCTCACACGCCTTAACAACATGCGATTTTTTGGGATGCGAAGGCGTACGACGCGGCTTGTTACAAGCCATGCCAGCTTTATCAACTCGCCCGCCTGCCTTGTAATATCGCCGCATACCGCCTCCTAGCTATAGAAGACCGTAATGGCGTCGATATTTGTTGCTGCCGAGATGTAGACATCTGTCTCGCAACGCAAGCCATTATCGGGGATGTTGATGGAGTGGGAATCAGACGCAAGGAAGTCAATATCCAGCACCGTAGCCCCACCATTGCCGTTGGTAATGGTCAAACGACCAGCCCCAGTGGCGTTGGTAAGCACTTGGACCTGACGTACGCGTGCAGGTCCTACCGCAAGGGAGCCAGTGCCAGTGACGCGTTTTGCGCGGACGTCAGATAGCATGGATTAGCCCTCCTTTTTCTTAGAGGATTTTTTAGCCGTAGTCGGCTTAGGCTCTTCCTTTTTCATGGGAGTGCCGTCCGCGTTCAAGCCACGGGCCTTCAGTTCTTCGGCTGAAGGGGGAGCGAAACGATTACTCATAGTTCACCCCCTTACGATGCTGCGATGGTGCCGCCAGTATCCGAACGCTTCCAGTTAGTACCGTCAGAGAACGCCAGAATAGCGGAGCCAGCCGCACCGTCAGACACGTAAACAAGTGTGCCTGCACCTGCCGAAGAGGCAGACGGAGCAGTCGCTACAGTGTAGGTTGGAACTTTGATGTCGCCGATGAAACCGTTGGTCGAAGTCACGGGACCGGAGAAAGTGGTATTTGCCATGTGTCACCTCTTGCACAAGGATTCGCTTCACAGTCTGTGCAATGTCAGGTGGGCTGTCTACCTGTCTGCGAAGCTAATATGTTAAGCCCTGATACGAACATACACTAAAACAAAACAAAAAGAAAGGGGGCCGAAGCCCCCTTTCGATTAGGCACCGGGAGAACCGTAGATGCCCAATGGGTCAGACACACCGAACGAGTAACGCTCACGAGCTTTGTAGCGAGAGTTACCAGTGTCGAAGTCTGCGTCCATAGAAGTACTCATCGGAGTACGGACGAAGTGCTTCAGACCGTTAGGTACGTCAGTCAGCAGGAACCAAGCGTTCGTATCAGTCAGATAATTGTTCACGCTGTAGCCTTCAGGGATGGAACCCATCGAGCGCAGAGCGTTGATGTCGTTATCTGCGGTCGCAACGCGGCCTTCAGTTTGCAGCAAGCGAGTTGCAACGAACTGTAGGTTCGGCGGAACGATCAGTTTACGAGGCTTAGCTGCGATCAGAAGACCACGCTCGTCGGTCCACTGGCTGATGGCGATAACGGCGGCTTCAAGCGAAGTCTCGTTAAGGTCAGCAGCAACAGTAGGACGGTTCGAGTTGGTTCCGCCAGACACCAGCGGGTGATCGGTAGCACAAAGAGTTTTACCGTCGCCATAAGTGGTGCCGCTGAACGCGTTGTTCAGCACGGAAGCAGCTTTAACCTGCTTGGTGTAAGCCATTGCGCGAGCCAGCGCTTTGGTGTAACGAGCAGACAGAGAATCATAGAGGTTGTCCTCGATGGCTTCTTCCGTGATGCTGAAACCCATTGCGATGGTTTCGTGCGTATAGCGGGCAGTCCATGCTTCTTGAGCATTGTCATACTCAATAGCAGCGCCTTCATTTTTAACAGGTGCTGCGGAAAAGCCCGATAGCTTAGTTTCTTCCTCAAACGAGCGATCTGAGGATTCAGTTTCGAAGATTTCGGCGTGCTCTTCGCCGTACTTTGCGTACTCCAAACCGAACAAAGCGTTCAGGCCGGGAAGGAGTTCTTTAAGTAACTGGGCGCGTGAAATAGCCATTGTCTACTCCTCCTTATACGCCAGTCGTGTTGTCATACTGATGGCCTGCGTTCCACTTAACGTAGGCTTCCGTATAACCACCCGAACTGTTTTTGGTTTCCTCAACCAAACCGACGATGCGGAAGGGCAGAGTGTTGGTAGTTGCAGACGTATCGGAGATCGCGCAACGGGAGTTACCCGAAGTCGAATCACCAGTGTTGTCTACACCTGCGACGTTTGCACCAATGTCGGTCTGTGCAAGGTCACCAATGGTCGTACCAGACGACACAACAGCAACTTTGAACAGGATGTCAGTGCCATCGGCGACAAATGCCTCGATGTCAGACGCGACAGTGCTCGCAGGGTACGATTGACGCCAGACCTTGTAACCAAGGTTGGGGTCAGTGTACGTGCAACCAAGAAAGACACCGACAGGTGTCATAGCAGCATCAAACGTATCACGCTCGACGGTGCCTCCGGTAACCAGTTTGACAGCATCTCCGTAGAAAATGGAGGTAGCGTAGCCACTTGCAATCTTGAAGTGACGAGTTACGCCCACGAAAGGAGAGCCGCTCAACAGTTTTACCGGAACTAGGCCGTATGGCCCACTTACAGTAGGATAAGCCATGTTTAGCTCCTATTAGGTTCCGTTACCAAATGTGACCTTCGTTTTGCGATCACTAAAGATCGGCATACGAGGGTCGCTCTCGCGCATTAGGTTGTTATCAACGGACTCCATCTGAGCGCGTGCTTGTTGACCGTAGTGGTCGTTACGCTCTTCTACGAGTTCCGTAGGGGCTTTGCAAAGCATCAAACCACCAATCACGATGTTGTCTTTGAACCGTTCGTTCTCGACAGCAACCATCGTAATCTCTGGGTGGTCTACAGCCTTTACAGGCTCCCAACCTTCACGCAGTTTGGAAGACACATTCGTGGCATCAACCTGACCTTGGGTACTCACACGGACCCAGTGAAATGCGTAACCCGGCTCGGGATTGGGTGACGGTAGCACCTCTGGACGCTGCCAAGCCTTTTTGCGGGTCGTTTTTTCACGAGACTCAGCGTCCCGGTTTATACGATTCTCAGCCATTGTTCTTCCTCATATCTTCTGCAACCTGTTTGGCGTACTGTTCTGGGGTAAGACCCAACCGTTTTGCTAGTGTAACCTGTGTTTGCGTTAGCCTAATCTTTTTAGGCGCTGTGCTCCGCGTAGCGGGTGCAACCACATTGTTAGATTTGCGTTTTGGCTTCGCCTGTACCTCCGGTTCATCCTCGAAGTTCTCGGGGAATAACTGTCGCATACGAGTGTCAATCCGCTCGTAGTATTCGTCACTCTGAGGGCTGATTCCCTCTTGGACAAGTTTATTATGCAACCCCAGCGCATAGCTTGTCATCTCTATGTCCTGATTGAACCACGGGTTAGCTTCTTGCCAAGCCTCCGCTTTACGGTCCACCTGAACAGGCGCTGGAGCGGTTTGTGTTTCCACCTTAACAGGATTTTCGGTTTCCTGTAAAGCTGGTAACTTGAAATTGTTTAGCCTATCGGCCTTAATCTTAGCATTTGTTAAGCTGTCTTGCGCAGCAAGAACGGCATCTGAGTCACCAGCCTCATACGCGTCCTTGTATGCCTTCTTGGCAGCTTCCAACTCAGACGCTGCACTTCTCTTAGCTTGTTCGAGCAGCGCTGTCTGATTTTTGTTTACGTTGGCTTTGAGCTTTTTGTTCTCCTCAACAAGTTGTTGAGACAGCCTTTCCAGCTCTTCACGCTCGCGCAGAGCCTGTTCTTTAGCTCGACGCTCGTCGTGGTAACCCTTGCTGAAATGCTGGATACGCTTACGGACTTTCTCGGAATACTCTTCCAGCTCGTCCTCAGTAACGTCTTCAGGCGGATCAGAGGGCTTACGATTGCGATCTGCTTTCGGCGTATCGTCAACCACTTCAATCTCATATCCGTCGTCATCAGTATCCATTTCGTCTTCAACGACAGGTGCAGGCTTCTCAGCCTTTGCTTTAGCCTTTTTACCGCCAACATCTACTTCCTCCGCACTGGACGGCTCGATTTCGATCTTACGGTCCTTGGCTTCCTCTTCATGAGGAAATTCAAACTCTACTTTTTGAAAGGGCATGGTAACCTCCTTAAACTGCCATGATGCCGCTAGGGTCAGGGATTACAGCTTCAATGGAGTCGTCGTTCATCAGACGGAACTCCTTGCCGTTCACCTTGAAGCGAGTACCTGTGTTCATGCGGAACATCACGTAGTCGCCTTCTTTACACCACGGGCCGTTAGGGAAGCGCTCAGTGTCGGTGTAGGCGTCAGGCCCCATATCCAACACAATGCCCATAATCGACATGATGTACTCTCGGTGCATCACGTCTGAAGTCTTCAGCAGGGTGCTACCTTTGTAATACTTATCGACATCAGGCAGTGCGATAAGGATTCGGTAGCCCGTTGGTTTCGGGAGTTGTGCCTCCCATTCTTCGTCCGTAATTACCCGTTCTTCTACGGGTTCAGCCGCAGCGGCAGCTTCGTCCATTCGCTTCTGTAGCTCAACGGGTACTACGATTTTTTGTGGTTCAGTCATCGTCATTGTCCATATAGTTGCGCGAGAGGTCTTCAATGTATTGCTTGCTGGCTTCAAGACCCCGAATGAGGCCAACAATCTCCCTGTAGTTCGCGTAATCCTTAGCGGACCCCGCGTTCAAGAAGTCTTGTGCAGACGAGATTTGCTCGTCGATGTGTTTTTTAAGCACGTCAAAGACGGTTTTTGCCATTATTCACCCCGCTTAGGTTTGCTCTGCATGAGCTTGGCGATCTCCAAATCGAGCTTGTTGTTGTCCTTGCGGCGGTTTGCGGCTACGCGCACACCCTCCTTCTGGGCATCAAGCTGGAGTTCTTGCTCGTCGATCTGAATTTCCTTCGCTTTAAGCGTTGCGTCGAGGACATCTTTCTGGGCTTTACGCTGCAACTCTGCCTGTTTGAGCTGCATATCTTGAGCATCTTTCTGTGTTTTGCGCTGGACCTCTTGAGCCTTGATTTGAAGCTCGGCTTGTTTCTGCTGGAAAATAGGGTCCTGAGCCTGCTGCTGTGCGGCCTGCTGCGCTGCCTGCTGTTGATGCTGCTGTGTAAGCTGTTGTCCTGCATCTGCCACCAATCGTGCCAAGTCCACTTCGATCTGTTCTGGAAGCTCTTCGCCCGGTGGTGGAAGGGGTGCACCCAGCTTCTCCTCGATCTGTTGACGATACTGGAAGCCAAGGTGTTCTGCGATGTGCGCCTGTAGAGACGCCATGATTTGCTGCGCTTGCGGGTTTTGTCCGATCATCTGCGCGATCATCGGGTCCTGCATAAACGACGTGTGGGTCGCAATGTGCGCGGCGTGGTCTTGGTAGATGAACGCTCGCATCGGTTTGCCCGTGAGTGCATCCATGTTCTCGCTGACCGGATCGGTCGGTTTCGCGTCGTCCCGTGTAGGAACAAGTTTGTCTGCGTTCTTGATGCCAAGAACCTCGATCATCTGCCTGTGTAGGGCA